GTGAGCCAGTGCTCCTCGACCGACGGGGCGATGACGCCCTTGTCGATGTTCGAGGCCGCGTTGCGGAGGCCCTTAGCCGCCGCGTTCATCAGCATGGAGAGCCCGGAAGCCGTCGCACCTGCCCCTCCAATCTTCTCGTTTCCGTAGATGTAGGCCGGAATTCCCGTGACCTCGCTGCCCTGCTGGAAGAAATACTCGTAGATTCGCAGGAGCGGCTCGACGACGAGCTGAGGCTGGAAGAAATCCATCGGCTTCTGCCCGGCCGCCTTGATCTTCTCTGACGAGAACTCCCAAATCTTCCAGGGGTATACGTTCGTCCGGTCGCACTCGGCGGGGATGAGGTCGACGAGCTGCCAAACCTGGGGGCCGGAAGCGATGGCAGCGTTGTTGCAGATGGCCCGGGCCGCCGAGTTGCATATGTTCTGGACGTCCCGCATGGTCTCGGGAGGTCCCTTCCCCCAAATCGAGCCGTTCTTGTGCCGGAAGCTGGCCGAGTAGATGTTTCGCCGGCCGAGCGGGTGAGGGTTGAGGCGGGCCCCGAAGACGTAGGAACCGACCATGTAGGCGATGATGGGGTATTCCCGGTAGGGATCCGGGACCTCCTCGACGGACATGCCCCACTCGCGGAGCATGAACCCCTGGACGGAGCCGAAGAACTTGATGCCGTCGATGTGCCCCTCGGGGTCCTGCATCTCGTTGGGCCGGTCGTGCAGGTCGGCGATCTCCGTGTCGTAGGCCACCCACTCCCGGTATCCCCGGGCGTACTGCTTGAGGATCTGGTCGATGGCGTCCGAATCGTAGCCTTCCACGCCCTTGAGAGCTTCGAGGTCGCGCCTCGTGTAGCGCTTCCGGATGCACAGATCCCCGTCTTGAAGCGTCCGGGCCCCTGCAGATGGGTAGACGTCGAAGGGGTCAACCCGCTCGTACTCCTTGACGATCTTCTCCAGGACCGTGATCCGCGACATCAGCGAGCCCTGGATGGGCTCCCAGGCGAGAACTTGACGCCGGCGATAGATCGGACCTTCCATGAAGGCTGTGGGGTATGTGGCGAAATCCTCAATGAATTCCGACAGGGCTTCATACCATTTGCCTTCGACGAGTTCGTCGTCGACGCTGTCCTCTATGGCGTCGGCGTCCTTCTTGGCCTGTTCGCGGATCTGCTTCATCAGTTCATCTTTGAACTGCTCGGCGGCCGCCCGGAAATCGTCGGGATTGAGAACGTCGGGGGTAATCGTGGCCGGGTCGATGCCAGCTTGGATGGCCACGCGGGTAACGTAGTCCTGGACGAACGCCTGCTGCGCCTTCTGGACGAGCTGAGGGGGGATGTCGGGAACAGGGGTCGGATCAATGGAGTAGGGCCGCTCACCAGATGGGAGCATGATGTCTTTCAGCCAACTCTCCAGGGCCCGGCACTTGACGTCGGTGATCATCATGTAAATCGCCGTGCCGTTCGATTGCTGGATGAGCTGCTGGACGTCGGCCTCGTAGATGCCCTCGCGCTGCCGCAGGCACATGAGCATGCGCTGCATGACCGTGGACTTTGCCTGAACGGCGGAAGTGAAGGCGCTCCGGATGTGTGAGGCCAGGGCGGAGATAACCGGTCTGTTCTGCCGCTCGGAGAAGGCCCGTTCGGACTCGATCTGCTGCTGCTTCTCGAGGTCCTCGTTGGTGAGGCGCCTGATCAGCGGCCGCTCCGAGTACGTCTTGCCGGTCTGGACAAGCGGGGTTGCCTGCTCTGTTCCCTGGGGTATCAGTCCGCGGGTGGCCATTAATTCACCTTGCCGATTCCATAAATCTTTTCGCTGCATCGAACGTCGTGAACCAACTATCACGCGGATTCACCTTCTCGAACGTGCTGCCCCCCGGTTCGGTGCTTTTATAGACGTTGAAGCCGGCACCTGTGAACAGGCCTTCACTTCTTACGATAGCGAAATCACCATCAATACAGAGGACTTGCTCGTTCACCACGCAAACCTCACTTTCTTTGCCGGCTTGACGGCAAAGGGCATAGGCGCCGCCTGAATGGGCGCGAAGGTCAGGCACAGGGCGTCAGCCTTGTTCGGCGAGCGCTTCAGGAGTTCCTTGAACGTGTCCTTGTCCATGACCCGGATGTACTTGCCCTTGATCTCGTAGGTCGCCGTGTGCAGCTCCTCGAGGAGCTCCTCGTCCGGCGGGAGCATCGAGCCCGTGTCCGCCCGGAGCCATTCCCGGCAGGACCACCAGAGTTGATCCCTCATGATCTTGAACTGGCCGAGCTCCTTCTCTTCCGGCAACTCCGTCGGGCTCTCCTGGACCTTGATGCCGTGGGCGTTGCAGCGAAGCCGTCTCATGTGGGGCGCCACGCCGGCGCCGACCCCGTTGGCATCGACGGCCACGGCCCGCAGGAGCCGCTGGTGATACAGCAAAGAGCCCTTGTCGCCCGTCTCGATGACGTCCACGCCTCCCCAACCGGTCTCGGTCTTCGGCCTCTCGACGTAGCCGCCATAGCGGAAAAGGGCCTGGGAGAGGTCGTCGCCCATCTCGCCGATGTCGAAACCCATGATTCCGGAGACGTTTGCCGGCGGGACCTCGCCGAATTTTGAGACGTAGAGATCCCAGCGGGCCCGGGCGGCCGCGGTCCACTCTCGGGAGATGAGCTGGTTTGTTCCTTGGGCCGGGTACTGGCCGAGGACCATGTAGGAAAAGGCGGGGTTGGTGATTTTGTACCATCCGGGCTCGAGGGGCGGCAGGGACCTGCCCCGTTGGTCCCTTGCCGTAGCCCCTGCGAGGAAGGAGGGAAGCTCGAAGCACTCGGAGGTTTCCCGAGGCTCTTTGTCATTGAGGCGCCGGCACCACTGGTTGATGCGGCGGACGGTGGTCTCGCGGTCGACGGCGCCGCCTGGAATCACGAGCCGGCCCTCGATGACGTTGGGGTGATGGAAGGCGCTCAGGGAAACGACGTGCGCCAGGCCGTCGCGCTCCATGCGGTAGACCGGGCCCGCCTCGGCCCGTGGGTTGAACATGACCAGCAGGCGGAAGTGGCCGCCGGACATACACGATTCGATGCCCTTGTAAACCTCGTCGGGGATCGCGTCTCCTTCGTCGAGGATAAACAGCAGATGAGGGGCGTGCTTGCCGCTGAATTTGGCCTGTCTGATGGCCGTATCGCCTGACGTGGGGATGGTGACGCCCGTGAGGAACGATCGGGGCCCACGCTCAAGGTGGAGCACGTTCTGCTTGAATTCTGAGAAGACGTCGGGAAATTTGTTGACGAGGCTGCCGATTTCACCCCACAGCAGCCGGCGGAGGTTGTCCTCGGGGGGCGCCGCGGCGGTGTAGACCTGGGCGTCGGGGAAGCATTTGATGAACCAGGCGGCCACCCGGGCCGCTCCGTGGGTCTTTCCTGTCGCGTTGGCGCTCTTGGCGACCGTGACGGGGTTGTCCCTCACCGATTCCATCATCGCCTTGACGTCGTCGGTGTAGATCTCGCCGAAAGTGGATTCGCAAAAACCTACCGGGTCGCCCTGGTAGGCTTCGAAGCTCGCCGCCGATGAAAGCGCGTTCTCAATCACGCTTTTCGGAAACAATGCGGCCAAGTTCTGCGCGTACTGCCTCGCCCACTCCGGCGGGCAGACCGTTGAGGATTGCACTCAGCGTTCCCTCGTCGAGCTGGATCTGTTTCTTTTCAACCGGGTACATATCCAGGAGCTTCTGCGCGTCCATCCTGGCCTTTTGCCGCGTGCCCCAATTCACCATGTCGACCGCAACCAGCGTCTTTTCTCCCGAGGCGCCCAGCACGCGAGCAGGGCCCTTCAAGAGCCTGCGGATCTTCTTTAGCGATTCATCATTCACCCCCTCGGCTGCAGCCGTCATAATGATTTCCTCAAGGCTGTGATAGCGGCCATCGATGCTGATGATCTTGGTCTCTTGCGCCTTGAGTTCGCGCTTCAGGCCCCGAGCAAGGGCCTCAGCAGAGATCCCCTGTGACTCGAGGACCTGTCGCACGTTGATCGTGGTTGATCCGTTCAATTCTTCGACTGTTACTGGCATTGATAAGTCGGTAACATAATTGAAAAAATCTTGTCAAAGTAGCAAGGCAGGTAGCATCAGGAGTGTGGCATCAGGACGGTGTCACTAGGAATGTAGCAAAATAAACTTTTTTTATTTTTTTCAAAATTCTTCGCCTTTGGAAGATTTCAAGCCAATCCAAGCCCTTAGACGCGAAGGGAAGTGATAGACATTTCTCTTCGGGGGCTTTCCCTGCTTCATGTAAAAGATCACGCCGGCAGCTTGGAGTTCTGCTTTTCTCCTCATGGCTGTCCATCGGGAGCATCCTAGCGTCGCGCAGATTGATGACCATCCTCGTGCTGCTTTTTCAACTCCGAGCATGTTATCAGTCATTCTCAATCCCCTCCCCTGATTTCGATCCCCGGCACCTTTGGTAGGAGCCTGACGGGGTAATCATTGAGCTGCTGCCATTTGCCTTCTGCGTCCAAGGCGTGAACCTTGATCATTCCGGCGGGGCGGATGTCGGAGACGGTGAGCTCGGGTCTGGTGACGGCCGCCATGCACTTCCCCTTCCTCCGGCACCTTCATCCTCTCCATCCGGTCCATCCAGGCGTTCCCGATCCGGACTATGGGCGAGGTGATGATCACATAGGCCGCGCAGAGCGAGCTTTCGATGAGCAGCAGGATGTCCATGTTACCTTTTCTTCCTGTGGTCAGGCATGTTGATCTTGACGTTCTGCATCCCCGAGAGACGCGAGGCGATACGGGCGTCCAATTTGTCCTCGATTTCTTTCAGTCCTAGATTCGTCGTAATGATGGTGCGCTTGGCATCCCGGATCCGGCGGTCAATGATGATGTAGAGGGTTGTGATGGCAAACTCCGTGGTCTTCTCGGCGCCCAGGTCGTCAAGGATGAGAGTTTCGTGCCGGCATAGGTCACTGATGACTTGTCCTTCCGATTCGCCGGGTCCTTCGTTGAACGTCGAGCGAATCCTCAGCAGGAGTTCCGGGGCAGTCGTGAAATACCCGTGCCCGATGTGCTGCATGATGGCCACGGCCAGGTGCGTCTTTCCGCAACCCGTCTCACCCCGCAACACGATGTCGCAGCCCGTATCAGCCAGCTTCATGAGCCCCTGGGCCAGCTTGTCGTTTCCCTGGAATGTATCGAAACGACACTCCCGGTATGCCTTTGGGATATGCCGGTTGATTTCGGGGACCGGCGGTGCGGCGGGCTCTTCCGGCTTCTTCGGTTCCCGGTCCTCAATGAGGGCACGGGCGGCTTCGATCTCGGCCCTCTGCCGTGCCAGCTCCATCCCGCGGCGCCCTATCTCCTGGATTTCCTCATGAAAATTCATAGTCTGTGGGATATTCAGCACCGTCGCTTTTCGCTCTTCCCGCTTTTTCTCCAGCCGCTCCTGGGCCTCGAGAATCACTTTTTCCGTTTCCATTGCTCCTCATTTTCATGTTCAGTTGGTCGAATTTTTCTCTGAGTTTCCCGGGTGACAGGATGTTGTTCTGCCAGAACGAATCCTTCTGACACCACTCAATCACGGCCCGGATCGTCGGCGGGTCCCTTTTGTCCCGTCGGATCATCAGGTCTATGTCCCGGGCCCATGTCTGCAGGTTGGGTTCTTTGTGGTTTGGATTGCGCTTTCTGATTTCCCGCAGGAGAAGGTCGGCAAGCTGAAACTGGATCTCGGACGAAGAGAATGTCTTTTGTAAGAGTGTCTTTTGTACTTTGTCTTTTGTAGTATCAGTTTTCTGTAACGGTCGATTTCGTTTTTCTGTAACGGTAGACTTCACTTTTCTGTAACTGTTACACTTTTCTGTAACGGTATCCCAGGTTTCGAAGTCCTTGTTAAACTTATACTTTTTGCCTATACCGTTAATGTTTTCTGTAACCGTTACAATTTTCATTAACTGTAGACGGTTGATGACCTGGGAGCATCGAATCTTTCCAAGCCCGGTTGCCCTTTCCATCTGTGAAAGAGCAATAGAGTCCTCGCACTTGTTGTATCCGTAGGTTTTACGCATAATTAGAAGAGACAGGCGCAACTCGTGGCCGGATAGATTCGCGGAGATAAGCGCGTCCATGATCTCGTTTGCGATGGCCGTGTAGCCGTCTTCTTTCTGAGGATTCGCCACCTACCCTCTCCTCCCTCCGTCCTCTTCGAAGTGACAGCCGTTCTTTTCCCTGAACTTCAGTTCATCGTCGGCGGCCTTGACGAGCCTGGGGTTGCGCTGTGCGATGTCGTCCTGCAGGCAGAACCATCGCAGATACGAGCTGGGCACGTCGACGACGTCGAGGCCCTTGTACTTCCCGAACGGCAGGATGTCCTTGTAGGTGGAATCGTAATTCCCCTGTGATTTCGCCCCGGTCACCGCTCCGGTTCGCGTGCTGTAGTGCTTCATTCCCATGGCATCGTTTCTTCCTGCTTCCCTATCGGCTTGTGCCAGAGCGCCACCTGGATGCAGATTTTAACGGCAACGAGCGTGAGGCGCCGGCCGCGGTAGTAGAAGAAACACCTTGATTCGTCTTTGTATTCCTCCACGGGCCTGATGTCGACCGGCAGGACGATAAACACACAGAGTTCCCGCGGCCTTCTTCCGTAATCCCTTGACCAGCAAATCCCGATCGGAAGAATCTCGCCCAGCTTCACCCGCTTGAAGAATCCGAATCTCATTTTAACTCCTCGAACAGCGGCAGCGTCTCCGGGATCTTGCCGCCCATCTTTTCCTTGAATTCCAGGTTACGCAGGGCCTTCCTGACTTCCCGGCACCAGCATTTGTACGGCCAGTATTTGCGCTCGCCGAACGGGTAGGCCTCGCTGATCCGCTTCCGCAAGGTTTTCAGGTCGGCATCCGGATTCTCCCGCATGACCCGCTCGATCGTCCGGCATGATATGACATCCCAGCTCATTTCACTCCCCACATCTCATCGAAGGCGTGCCCCTTTTCGGGCTCGTCAAGCTCTACCCCGTCACGGTCGATGGGGCCGCCTGGGTGGTCCATGTGGGCTACCACCGTAGGGTGATCACCACCCTGGGGCTGTCGTTGTCCTTTGTCAGCCTCGATCCGTCCCAGCTCATGATGAGGTTGTCGTCGGTCCATAACAGCCCCTCCAGTGCGTCTCCTATTGACTCATGGCATCCGCTCAGGTCAGGACGCCGGCCCTTGTAGAATATCGCCGCCTCTACCCCGCAGGGCTCGCTGATGGGGAACGCCTGCGGGTCGATGTGGTTGCGTGCCTGGATGCGGACGTTGGCCTCCCATTCGATGTAAGCCTCGCTCGGCAGCACGACCGGGCAGCGGCCGCGTCAGAACACGCGCTTCGAATTCTTCTTGCTTCGGATGTTTCCGTGCAGGACCAGCCGGATCTCGTTCATCACTTCACACGCCTCAGCTTCCCCATCTTCTCTTGCTCCTCGTCCGCCCGCCCCGCGATGGCGCAGAGGGCCCAGACCCAAAAACAGACCAGGGTGTAGACGATCAGCAACGGCGCCCGGTACTCGATGATGAATTCGGTCATGTCAGCACCTCCATGAGTTGCTTGCCTATCCATTCGGTGTAGGCGGGGGGGATGGCCTCTTTGAGTTCATCCCACTCCATCCAATCAATCCCCATTGCTGGCAGCGCATCCTCGAGGGTTGCACAGCGCAATTCCGACCCGTCGGTGCGCGTCCATAATCTTCGCTGGTCATGCTTCCCGTAAACCGCGACGGGGTTCTCTTGGCGGGGCGGTAGTTGAAAAGAAAGAATCCAGGGGTTGATTTCAAAAAGGCGGGGCCGGTGGACTCGCAGGCCGAAAAGCTCTCCAGATAGACGAATAGGGTTTATCAGTTCATTCTTCGCCCCGCACACGTTTTCAATGATGTAGGTTCTTCCCGCCAATCTCTTTCTTGTTTCTGCAATGAGCAGTGGTGAATCAGATCCCCATCTGTTGTTCATTGTCGTGTACCCCTGGCACGGCGGGCTCGCATGGATCACGTCGAACCCGTCCAGCGGGAACGTCATGGCGTCGGCCTGGTGGAACTCGAAGGGATAACGGGGTTGTGGGTTGATGTCCACCCCGACAACCTCGAAGCCCGCCCTGTGGTAGCCCATCGAGCAGCCGCCGGCACCGCAGAAAAGGTCTAGGAGGCGGTATTTCCTCACTCCCCCCTCCCGCATTTCAGGCAACGGTAAAGCCCGATAAACTCTCCCGTTGCCATGCTGTTTGTCTTGCAGCCGTGGTAGGTGATGCGCTTGGCAAGCAGGGCCTTTTTCTTCCGGGCCTTGCACTCGACCGCCGTGAGCAGGCAGTTGTAGACTTTGCAGCGGACCATTTTGTTGTTGGCGTAGAACGCGGCGATGGCCTCGTCGGGCGTGTTGGGCTGGCACTTGTAGCGCATGTGCCAGGGTCCGTCCTCGGGTCGGCGGGGGATGGTCATGGGTTCACCTCCATGAGATCCAGCAGAAGCCCCACTTCGCGCTCGATCCGGCGCTCGGCTATTTCGATGTACTTGGGGTTCAGTTCGATTCCGATGTAATTCCGGTTGAGCTTTCGGGCGACGACGGCCGTAGTGCCGGAGCCCATGAAAGGGTCAAGGACGGTTCCAGCTGGAGGACAGGCGGCCAAGATGCAACGCTCGACAAGGCGCGTAGGCATGACAGCGAAGTGAGCCTCTCGGCAGGGCTCCGTGTTGATCTTCCATACGGATCGGGGTGTCCTTACCAAGCCCTCCCACGGCACAGACCGGCCCATGTGTGAACCGTTTCGGCCTACCTTTTCGCCATACTTCCGCTCGACATTCCCGCTTCGCCCGCCGACGCTACGCTTCCTGCCGATGTTCGTGGCAGCTGATGCTTTCGACAGAGGATCATCGAGATTCTTGTGCTTCCCGCCGATTCTCTCTTGAGATTCCATCATCTTCCGCAAATCTGACGGGCCGGACTCGCAAGGTTCAAGTATTGAATCAATGTCGAAGTAGTAACGCTCTGATTTGGAAAGCAAAAAGATGTATCCATGAGATTTGCAGAAGCGGTCCCGTACTGATTCCGGCATGGGATTGTCTTTGCTCCACACGATGTCCTGCCGCAGCCACCAGCCATCGGCCTGCAGCGCGAAGGCGAAGGGTGGACTCGAAACGCAGCAATGCACCGATTCGGCCGGCGTCCCCCGGAGCACTTCGAGCGCGTCGCCGTGGATGATCGTGTTGAGGGGGATGGTCATGAAACGCGCTCCTGGAAAGGGGTTGGGGGTTATTAAGGTAATTAACGGTAAACAACCTTTGCTACAGTTCTTGCTTTCCGTTACCCTGTGCTCGACGCCCGGCCATGCCAAACAAGCCGTTGAAGACGATCTCGGAAATCATGGCGGTCAAGGTGGGTACGGGAAAGCGGGATAAACGGATACGCTCGATCTCTTCCAGAAGTTCAGGCTCCGCATACCAATCGGTAGGCACTTTCGACACTTCATATTTCGGTCTCGCCATGCTACCTCCGGCCCCATGTGCCTACTGTCCCCACGGTGGGCGGAATTTCTCTCCCGTTGACGGACAGACAACAAAATAGTTGAACGACTAGACGGAATCTGTTATGGACAGACTAAGCCCAATCATTCATGGAAACACGACCGCCGCTTGCCTCTTTGATTGCCTGTGCCATAGACATCGAGGGCTTGCGATGGCCGTTTTTGAGACGGGAAACGTAGGTTCTTTCGACACTTACGCCCGTCCGTTCCGTAATGATCTTGGCTACTTCGCTGTTGCTTAGACGTTTTTTAGACATCCACTCGCTGAGTTTCATGCCGCAAGTGTAGACCAATGCTGTCTATTTGTCAATAGGTTAAAACGGAATATGTCTATCGCAAAGAAATTGAAAATCATTCGGGGAAAGACGAACCAGGGCGAGGTCGGTATGGCGATCTGGCCGGACGAAAAGCTGAACTTCAAGCAGGCGCAACAGCGGATCTCGCGAATCGAAAAGTTACCGGACGATCAAATGCCGCTCGGGATATTGAAGAAACTTGCCGATCATTACAGAAAGCCCATGTCATACTTTACGGGGGAAGGAGGTGGTGAGCCACCATGCGGGATACTGGATAGGACGCACGTCGAGTCGATCTGCCGTAAGATTGGGGGCGTTTACGGGTCAGGGAATAAAGCGGCAATCAACTCATTGGAGTGTCATTTGGAGGGACTCGTATCAATGCTGAGTAACAAGGAAACCGTCAACGAAATCATGAACGGCCTGAACGTCCTGATGAGTAATCATGAGGACTTGAGGAGAGAGCTTAACACCATCCAGACCGACATTGGTGGCATCAAGGGGGAAAAAGCACGCTACCATGAGCGGTTGGACGAGATCGAAAAACTTTTAAAAACAGACGACCCCGACGAGAAAGCCGTTGCCGGGGAAGCGAAGGAAGGGGAAACGGCTGTGCGGTGATCCCGTTCCCGCAGAAGGAAGCAGGATACCTCTCCACACACACACACACACACTCAAGAATAGGCTCTTTTAGGGGAGGGCCGAACTCATAAATGGGGGTTCCGGGGCTGGCGCAATGCCAGCCCCTTTTTATTGCCTACCCGTAGACAAAAAACAATCCTGAGATAAAATATTTTCATTTTCCTATTGACAAACAGACAACTTCGGGTTAAGTTAGCAGACAAAGAGACCGATACTGTTTACATAGGGTCACGAATCGAAATGACAAAGAAAGAATACATGAAGGAATGGCGCAAGGAGAACAGGGGCCATATCCGTGAGTATCTGAAGAACTGGAGAGCGGGAAACCGCGCTCACAATTCTGCCATGAATCTGAATTGGAGAACTGCGAACCGCGAAAAGTACCTTGCCCATCATGCGGTCAATATCGCCGTCAGCAGGGGCAAGATCGAAAAGCCTGATTCCTGCGAACGGTGCGGGGTCAAGGGAATAATTCACGGACATCATACTTCTTACGAGGATCGCCTTTCAGTTGTTTGGCTCTGCCGTGATTGCCACAACGAAGAACATCGTCGTCTCGC